CACTTGTACTTTTAGAGTAAAAACCTACAGCCTTGATAAAGGCCAAGATGAAAAGGAGAATAAAAATGAACGAATTTCTAAATGCTCTAAAGAGCGACACTAATTATGGTTGCACTGAAAACGGCGGTATCAAGCATAATTCTACCCTGAATAAAGTGCTTGATATGTTTGCTATGGGTGGTTCTATGCGGAATCGCTCTGAAGATGACATTATTACTATGTTTGCAAAGGCATATGATGATGATGCCACTCTCGCGCTCAAATGCCTGTTCTATCTTCGCGATGTGCGTGGTGGTCAGGGTGAGCGTCGTTTCTTCCGCATTTGTCTGAGATGGCTTGCTAACGAAAACCAGGCAGAGGTAGAACATCTTATTCCACAGATTGCAGAATACGGTCGCTGGGATGACTTGTTTGAGCTGTTCGGTACTCAATGCGAGCCTGCTATGCTGGGATATGTATATCATGTAATCCATAAGAATGAAGACCATCTCATTTATAAGTGGATGCCCTCTATTAATGCGTCTTCCCGTAATACGCAAGAGCGCGGTCGTAAGTTCGCATATGAATTTGATATGACCGAACGTGAATATCGTAAGATGCTTACTGAAGGTCGTAAGGCTTGTAATCTGGTTGAAACCCTTATGAGCCAGAATCAGTGGGACCAGATTGCCTTTGATAAGCTACCTTCTCGTGCAGGTCTTCTGTATAAGAATGCCTTCATGCGCCGTGAGGAAACCAAAGCTCGTTATGCAGAATTTATGGGCAATAAGAAAACTAAGGTTAATGCTTCCGTGCTTAACCCCGTTGAAATTGCTCATCAGATCTATAACTATCGCGGTTACAAGCCTTCTGCTATTGAGCGCGAAGCTTGGCAGAAGTACTGGGATAATCTGAAGGACTACTACGGTGGTCGTGAAGAGCCTGGTATTGCTATTGTTGATGTCAGTGGTAGTATGTGGGGTCAGCCTCTTGAAGCTGCTGTTTCTATGGGCGCCTATATTGCCGAGCATGGCAAGGGCCCTTTCAAGAATCACTTTATTACATTCACGGACTATCCGGAACTCGTTGAATTTAGCGGCCGTGATCTGTATGATAAATTCATGCGCGCTCGTGGTGCTGAATGGGGCGGAAGCACAAATATCGAAGCCGTCTTCGATATGCTTCTGAAGACTGCACTTCAGCATCGGACTCGTCCGGAAGATATGCCTAAGACTCTTTATATCTTCAGTGATATGGAGTTTAACAGCTGCATCACTTCTGGCACTCCTTCCAGAGACCGTTGGGCCTATAATGGTCGCACTCTGAACCAGTCTCAGATTGATACTGTCATCGAGGCTCAGGCGCGTAAATGGCATCAGTATGGTTATGATATTCCTCGGGTGATTTTCTGGAATCTTGATGCTCGTCATCAGAATATTCCTGCAATCGGCCCAGGATTCTCATATGTCTCAGGATTCTCTATGAATATGGTCGAATGCGTACTTTCAGGAAAAGACGGCGTAGATCTTATGCTAGAGAAACTAAATAGCCCACGCTATGAAGCTATAACTAGTATTCATGGTTAATCATCTCCTTTCAAAGAAGTCAAGTAGTTAATACTTGACTTTTTTCATATTTTCTGATATAATAAAATATAAGGAGTTAATATGAATATTTTAGAACAATTATTAAATCAACCGCAATTAACTATTCAATTAATAAAAGATGGTAAATTAATACTTCATTCTAAATATTTTAAATGCTGTACATTAGAGGAATTAGAATTTCATAAACAACGATTACATTGTACAGCTTCACTTGAAAAATTTATTTATCGTATTATTGAATCACGGTATAATAATACCACTTATTGCGGTCATCACTGGAAGATACAAAAATTAAGTTAATGGAGACGAATAGAATGGAACGAAATATTCACGCAGGAATGCGCGTACTTTATAAACAAGGCAATAGTAATTGGATGATTGGTACTATTATGGAAGGAAATGCTGAAATTAATACTTCTGGTATCTATATTCCAATTATTCCAAAAGGACAAACTGCAGAAGAAGAAATTCATTATACGGAATTAAACAATCTTTTCACCGATGCGGTTCAATTGAATGATTGGGTAAAAGATTACAAAGAATATTATATGACAAAAGAAGAGTATATTCAATTTATTGAATCAGAAGATTTTAATAAAGCGCTAGAAAATGCTTATATGACAGATGGTGAATATATGTATTATCCTGTTAGTAAATATACTAAAACCTGGATTGAAAAACAACCATTTGATTATATTACGAGGGTATGTTAATGATTTGGAAGAAAAATAAAGTTCCATCAGATAGATTAGCTGAATGCTTTAATGTATTAATGAACGATATCAAAAAAGGCACTTCGGCAATAGAATCGATGCGCTGTGTTTATATACAAGAAGATGAAACTTTTCCTCATGTCTTAACACCCTTTGATTTCATGGACTTAGACCCGAAACCTCAAATAAAAGCATTTTACCTCTATCAAGCATTTAAAAATTAAATGCTTGACTTTTTTATAAAATTATAATATAATTTTAATAGAAAGGGGAGATAAGTATGCCTGTAGCCAAGTCCTATGAAAAAATGGAGCTGAGTGGAGAACCCTTTAAAGAAAATGGGCGTATGTATATTAATGTTCGCGCGCCGAAAGGATTAAAAAAAGTACGGTGGTATTCTGATGCAGAATATCAACGTATGTATCCTGATGTGGCGGCTACAAAAGATATTATGGATTTTAATGCTTATCACGCCTTTGGTTTTGATGATACCAATTTCATCACTCTCTACAAAGGACGTAATGTGGAGGAATGGGCAAATGAGGACCGTACTAATATTTATTATAATTGCACTTTTGGCTTTTATACTCCAGGACGACTGGACTCCCCGCATTTAATTGAAGGCATTGAACCTATTAAGCTTATGTGGGATGAAGTTAAAGTAAATGATACAAAAATGCAACCGCATGAAGAAGTGAGCCAGTATGTTAATGGCCTGCTTAGGATGGATACTTGTGGCACGAGCCAGTACCAAGGCACCCCAGATGAATGGATCCAGAAAAGTGTTAAAGTGCGCTCAAAGAAAACAAAAGATGGACGCTATGGCGAAAAACATACGTATGCTTTGGTTGATGCCGAAGGTAATACGTATATATGGGAAACAGGCGCGAAAAATTATGCCTGTGATCAAGATGTTTCTTTAAAGATGAAAGTAAAAGAACATAAGAAAATTGATAATGAAAAAGTGACAGTAGTATGGTACTGTAAGGAGATTTAAGTGAAGATACTCTATTAGAGATATTTTGGGCTGATTGCTAGATGTAGAAATTGCGGCTGTGTAATGGGATATGATCCGGATGATGTATCTAGTACATAGAATATCCGATGCCCACAATGTCTATACACATTATGGGTGCCATTTAATCCAAATTATGACGGTGTAATTAAAGAAAGCGAGGAGAAAAAAAATGATTCTATGGTTTGAAAATCAGCTTGGTGATATTCGACAAATCGCACATTGCGAAAATAAAGATGAAGTATATAAAGAGATTGATAATTTCATCAAAAAAGCTAACGCGGCAAAATCAAAAGGTTCAAAGCCATTTAAAAGTTATTATATGCGTTCCTGGGAGCAAGATGGTCGTACTTGGTATGATGTTGGAAGTCATGTAGAATTCTTTTTTACTACGGAGAAATGAATATGAGTACTATATATAAAGATTGGCTTTGGGATAAAATACAGGAAGCAGTTCTCGAACAAGGACTTATGGATGTTATTATTTCTGCTTGGCCTACTCCATGCGAAGGTACACCATGCTATGTAAAAGGTTTTAAAGGTGACAAGTGTGTTAAATATTATGTTACACTTACTAATGAAGGTTGGCTTTGCCGCCATCAAGAATTAGATCAATTTGATTAAGAAAGGAGCAATTTAAATGCTTAATGCTAACTCTGAACGCGAACTTGCTTACATAGTAATAATTGATGGCATTGAACCAATTCCTGGATATGATCGTGTAGAGCATGCTATTGTGGGCGGTTGGCGTGTAATTGTTCAGAAAGGACAGTTTAAAGTAGGCGATCCCGCGATTTATTTTGAGATTGATTCTCGCGTGCCTTCTGATAAAGAATGTTTTGCTTTCCTTGAGAAGCGGCATTATAAGGTAAAGACTTTGAAGATGTGTAAGACCCTGTCGCAAGGCTTACTTATGCACGCATCTGATTTTGGCTGGACTATTGGTAATGTTGAACCTGAAACTCCATATATTATGGATAATGAACGCATACCTCATTATGTAAATGATGAATCTCGCTTTCTTACTAAGAAACTTGGAGTGACTTATGCTGATGATGAAGATAATCAGCGTAAATTGGCGCCAGTAGATAAATATAAGAAAATGGCAAGCCGCCATCAGAAACTCTTCAAGAAGCCCTTCATTCGCTGGATGATGCGTCATGGTTGGGGTCGTAAGCTGCTTTTCTTTTTCTTTGGAAAAAAGAAAGATAAGAAGAATGGCTGGCCCTCTTGGGTCCAGAAAACGGATGAAGAGCGCGTACAGAATATGCCTTGGATTCTTAATAGTACCGATGAGTGGATTGCTACCGAAAAAATCGATGGTACTTCTACTACCTTCACCATGAAGCGTGGTAAGTTTGGACGTAAATCTTTTTATGTATGTTCTCGTAATGTTTGCTTTGGTGAAGAGAATAAGCCTTGCTATTACGATACCAATGTATATTGGGAAATGGCTAAAAAATATGACATTTATAACGTATTAAGTGTCATGCTTGATATTTTCCCTAATGAAGAGTGGATTACTATTCAGGGTGAAACTTATGGCGATGGAGTACAGAAACGTGATTATTCTCTGAAAGATCATGAGTTTGCCGCGTTTAATCTTATTTTCTCTTCTCGCGGACGAATAAGCACTCTTGAAATGATTGATCTGCTATGGAAAAAATATACTATTCCTTGTGTACCGGTAGTTGAAGAAAATATTGTATTCACTGATAAATTTGCAACTGTTGAAGATATGCTTCTTTGGGCGGAAGGTGAATCTGAAATAGATGGACTTCCACGTGAAGGTATTGTGTTCCGCACTATGGATGGTCAGAAATCTTTTAAGGCGGTGAGTAACAGCTTCTTGCTGAAGTATCATGGATGATAATATGAGAACATTAAAAACAACTATTACTATTACATTTGAAAATACTCTTGACTTCATGGAATATAAAATGGAGCATCCAGAAGGAACATTACTTGATGCTATGGCAGACTTAGAAGAATTTGTTCTTATGGATGATATAGGTCATGTTGCTTGGGCCGCCGAAAATCGGTTGCCCAGCAATATGAAACTTTCTTATAAATTTAAATGGGAAGATAAATAATATGAAATGGATTTATGGTGAATTAAGAAATGTTAATGATGTTCCATTAGAAAGTTATAGAATTAATCCAGCATATATTATGGCAGTCGATCTTAATGATCGTAAACTTATTATAAAAGATTTCGAGCACCCATTATACTATCCTAAAGAATGGGACGAAGAAGTATATAATTTAGTATATAAATTTAATAATTGACTTATATTAAATTTATAATATAATTATAATATAAAATGAGATTATGAAACAAATTATAGTGGTTCAAATCCTCATTTAGCACTCATTCTATGAGGTGATAAATATGGGCGGAAAACATATAAAATGGACATAGGATAAAATTGATTTTATTGTAAATCAATATACTAATTAGTTAATGAATACAAAAGAATTAGCAAAATATTTTGGTTGTTCTGATGATACTATCGGGCGTAGATTACGAGAAAATAATATTATTCCACACAAGTTTTATGAAGATTTAACAGGACAAACTTTTGGAGAATTAACAGTAATAAGAAAATCGGAAAAAAGTGGAAGAAAGTTGTTTTGGGATTGTATTTGTTCATGTGGTAAAGAATTAACTGTAGTCGGAGATAAACTTCGTAGTGGTGGTCAAATATCTTGTGGTCATTAGCGTTCTAAAGGAGAACAAAAAATATATGAAATATTAACTAATAATAATATTACTTTTTCTCTTCATTATAGTTTTAATGATTTAAGAAGTAAATATAAAAATGTTCCATATAGTTTTGATTTTGCTATATTTAATGATAATAAGCTATCGCACTTAATTGAATATGATGGTGAGCAACATTTTTATTATCAAGAAAACGGTAGTTGGAATACTAAAGAAAATTATGAAAAAGGACAAATTCGTGACACTATAAAAAATAATTATTGTATAGAACATAATATTCCGCTTATTCGTATTCCATATACACATTTTAATCATATAGTATTAGAAGATTTACAATTAGAAACTTCACAATTTATTTTTAAAGGAGATGATTAACATTCGTATCTGGCATACGTCCCTAATTCCTGTACTTCCGCGCGAACATCTTGTCGCCCAGTGGCGCGAGTGTTCAGCTATCGCCGGAAAAATTCAGACTTCCGGCACTCCCAATCACGTATTGGTTAATTTCGTAATGAACTATGATTTCGATCATTTTATTTCTTATGCCTATTATATTAGACAGGAAATGACCGCGCGAAAATATCGTACCATGAATAGTGTATGGGATAAGATTATTTCTCTTAAACCAAATTGGACACTTTTGCCACTAGAAGAAGTATATAAAAATAAAATGAGTGACTTCTATCTAACAGTATGTTATTACAATTTATATGAAAAATATGATTGTGGTATGTTTGATAATTTTGATGAAATTGAAGCAATTTATAGGAGGATTATATTTAATGAATGAGTATGCTCGGTACCTTAGGTGGCTCTATCGGCGCAATCTGCTTGCTGCGCGTGGCGAAGAAAAGAATCGCGGCTTAATTAAAAAGTTGGATCGGAAGATTCGTAATTATGAGGCTCAGAAATGAGCCATTTTTTATTTGACTTTTTTCTTAATTTATATTATAATTTTTATATGAAAGGAGGAATTAGTATGCACGATTTATTCTACTTTACCGATGTTCATGGATGCTACGATTTATATCGTGCAGCTATGAATTACTGTCTAACACAAGATCCTGAATGTACTATTATTTATGGAGGGGATGCTTGTGACCGTGGAAAAGATGGATATAAAATTATGAAAGAATTGCTGGCTCATCCGCGAGTTATCTATCTACAAGGAAATCACGAAGATTTATTTGTTCATGCAGCATGGGAAATTATAAAAGATTATCATGGAATGATAGATAGCGATGAAATTTGGAGATATCTGTATAATTGTCAAATTAAAGATTTCGCGTCTCCCGCAGTACAGCTTCACATCTATAATGGAGGATTTCAAACCCTTCATGATTGGATGATGGATGGGATGCCAAAAGATTTTGTTGAGCAAATCAATGATCTTCCTATCACTTGTACTTATGAGAATATTGATTTTTGTCATGCGGGTGGACGTTATAAGGAATTTCAGAATGTAGCTCGTGATGAATATGATGGGCAATTTATTGATAAAGATGACTTTATGATGCTTGTTTGGGATAGAAATTATCTTGGACAAGGATGGGCGCCGGATCGTATCTGTGTTTTTGGACACACTCCTACGCCATATTTACCAGCAAAATACTATGGAAAAGATAAGAGTCTTGCAAATGTGCATCCTTGCGCATATAACGCCATGCTCGATGATAAGTGGACTGGAAGAAAAATTGATATGGATACTGGAGCAATTGCAAGCGGAAAATTATTTGTTCTTAACATTTTGACTATGCAGGCGCAAGGATTTCAAGATAAAGATTTAGGAAATAATGAAATTCGTGTGCATGATATTGAAAAAATTGATATGATTCAGTTTTAATTGTGAGACTTAATTTTAAGAGAGAGAGCTATTTCTTTTAGAAATAGCTTTATTTTATTTATAAGGTGGTGAAATTATGGCTGGTATTGCAACTCCAACAACTAAATCATAGGCATTTTTAAAATTAGGCAATTTAGCATTTTATGATGGATGGCATCCAGATTATGTATATTTCAAAACCTTATATAATGCAAGTACAACATTTGGATTAAAGAAAGGCCCATCTCCATGGGATGCATCCACTGCTGGCGCAATTGCCAAAACAGCAATTGCAGATGCATAGGCAAATGCTAACTTGAACCAAATGTCAGAAGAAGAGAGTATTACTTATTTCTTAGATTAGTTTAATAAGATATCAACATTTTTAGAGTAGGCTATCTCGGCAGAAGAAGCTAGCGAACGAGCTTATATAGATGAAAAATTAAAAGATATAGATTCTATTTTTACTAAAAAAGAAGTCAAATATATAAAACATATTGATGCCTTAAAAACAACGTTAGTTGAAGCTAAAAATGGAGAAAAAATAGAACTAGATAAAATGAATGCA